GCAGCTCACCATGCTGGCCGATGAAACGATTGATGAAATTAAAGAGAACTGCACAAATTTTGTAATGAAAAAACATTCCTACCGGCTGACGCAAACTATGCATGAAGCAGGTTGGAAACAGTACCAGTCCGTCGTCAGAACGAAGTCACGAAAGACTGCCGAAGAGGAAGGCGTTAAATACAAACGCTACCGTTACCCGGTTCATTTTTGGGTAGCTCCTGAGGGCCAGATCCTGCTTGGCAAACTAAAGTTGGAGGGTAAGCATGTCCCAAGAGCAGATTGAAAAAATAGCCTTGTTGCGAGCACGCATTAAACGGGCCTTTGAATGGGGCGCTGGTGACATTGGCTTAATATCGGAATTGCTTGAGCTGGCCGATGATTTACTTTCCGAGCTTGAGAAGACGTCCAGATCTTAAGTCATTAATCTCAATCTGAGATCAATAGTTCTCCCAAACATCTTAGAACTACGATACAAAAGAACCCTACCCCAGTGTAGAACCACGAGGACCCAGGGTTTGGTTGCTTCCTTCCCCTGGGTCCGTTCTAGGTGACAACATGCCGCGTCGAAGTGATAGCAAAAAGCTATCGGTACAATTCCACAGTGCTGGTGGAAAACTAGGTGACGAAGAAGCCCTGGAAAAAGTGCGTGGTGAACTGCGCCATGAGGCACGTCGTATCAAGATAAACGATAAGCTTACTATGGACGGAGAGGTTAGCATTGTCCCAGATGTTCACTCCCTCGTTTCCAACGCCTACTTTATTATCGATTCAGAACTTCGCACCCTTCGACAAATCAGCTCTACATCATACGGATTAGATAAAAACCAAAGCGCGAACTTCGCTGCTATCGTGCGTTCTATCCAGACTCTTTCAAACGTTGAAAAGGACCTTCGGGACCAGAACGCTCTCGAAGCACTGCCTGATGCCGAGCTACGCAAGAAAGCCTCGGAAGCATTTCTTAAGTTAGATGGTCGCATCCAGCGCACGATTAAAGAAGAAGCAGGCATTCTCGCTGAACGCAGAGCTAAAGAAGCATACGAAAAGGCCAGTGACGATGGATGATTTAAAGTCGGCGCTACGCCAACAGTTTGGGGCGGATGTTTTGCTAACGAAAGACGATAAGTCTACGGAAACATCGCGCCCATATATTCCCGAAGAGGTAGAGTCGGCTCCCAATATTCTGATCCGGCCTGCTGATATTAACGATGCTGCATTTATACTTGATACCTGGTTGGACGGTCACGCTCGTCAAAACCGGAATCAATCTAAAATTTCTTTGTATAAAATGCACCGCCCTATCGTGGAGAACCTTTTAGAGTCAGCGTTCACGTACGTTGCATGTAATCAGGCTATCACAGATCAGATCTACGGATATGTCTGTGCAAAGCGTCATGAATTTGACGTTTTGAATAAAACGCGCAGCTTACTCATTGTACATTGGGCACATGTAAAGTCTGTCTTTCGCACAATGGGAATTGCAACTACCATTCTAGAACGAGCGTTCGGCTATCGACGGGGGGAGAAGGTTCTTCACACCCATCAAGGAAGAATTATCAAAGACCTAAAGAAGGGTCACAACTTAGAGTATGCGCCAAAATGCCAAACCGCTGACGGAAGTGATGTTTTTATCACGCATTTTGCTGCTGAAAGAATCAGACATTATGGAGGAAAGAATGCAAATCGCAGAAGTCCACTTGCACAGACACGCAAAAGAAGTTCGCAGCCAGATGCGCCTGAAACACGGGTCAAAAGTGAGCCTCGAACATAGGGGTGATTTTGTTCACGCACGTTTTGACGACGGATATCTCGTTGCAATCCCCATGACCTCTATTGGTTTTGTTGTTTTGGGTGAAGAAACGATTTCAGAAGCTGCTCCTAAGCTGAAACGCGGTCGCAAGGCGAAGCAGAATGTCGTCGAAGCCCACTAAAAAGAAGCACGAAGACCAACGTGCGATACTTCGGGAGTTTACCCGGCGTTTTGGCGATGTTTCGGACCTCGGTGGACCGGAACAGACGCCAGATCGAACTTTTCGGTTTCGCGAAGATTTATTCCCCCAGCAGATCGCGTTCTTGGACGACGAGAGCAAGTTGAAGCTAGCGTGTTGCAGCCGTCGAGCTGGCAAAAGCACCGCAGCAGCGATGTATTTAATTGAACAATGCCTTCGGCACCCTGAAAGCCTTTGTGTTTACCTCGCAACGTCTCGAATGGCCGCAAAACGGATTCTTTGGCTGTTGCTTAAGCAATTATCTCGCAAGTACGACCTAAAACTGCGTTTTCAGAACACAGATTTGATTTGCCACTTTAATAACGGCTCACGAATCGAATTACACGGCTGTTCGGATGCTGGTGACCTTGATCGACTACGTGGTAACAAATTTCGCTTAGTTATTGTCGATGAGGCCGGTCACTTTACCAGTATTCTCGATGAGCTTGTGCAAGAAACGATAGCTCCGGGTTGTATCGATTTAGATGGAACGATTTGTCTCATCGGGACACCTAGTCCACGCAGCTCTGGGCTATTTTACGACGCTTACCACAATGAAACACTTGGCTATAAAAGATTTCACTGGACGCTACACGATAACCCCTATTTGAACAAAGTACCCGGCGCCACCAAGAAATGGCTTGAAGACCGGATGTTGCAAACTGGGATGACTGAAAGCAGCGCTATTTATCAGCGTGAGTGGTGTGGCCGGTTTGTTCAAAGCGATGATTCCCTCGTCTACAAGTATACAAAACAAAATTTTTACGAACAGCTCGATCAGGACTTTGACTGGAACTACGTCTGCGGTGTTGACCTCGGATTTCATGATAAAACAGCCTACAGCATTATCGGTTACTCGCTTGAACAACCAGCAGTGTACCTGGTCGACTGTTGGGCGCAGGCTAAGTTGTTACCGTCTCAGGTAGCTGAGATTCTCGATAAACTAAACGCGGAATACAAGTTTACGTCTATTCAGGTCGATACAGCGGGAATGGGGAAAGCGATTGCGGAAGAGATGCGAGCGAGATTTGCTCTTCCAATTAACGCAGCCAAAAAAACCGAAAAGTTTGCTGCTATTGAGCTTTTAAACTCTGACCTCGCCTGCGGTAATTTTTACATTCAAGAAGACTCTCCAATCATCGAAGAGTGGAATCACCTCGTTTACAGCAAGGACTTTAAAAAAGAAGCGCCGAATTGTGACAACCACATTAGCGATGCAACTTTATACGCCTTCAGAGAGGCTAGGCACTACGCCTGGAGAGCGCGGCCTAACATTCCGGCCAAAGGTACTCCTGAAAGAATCGAATACGATTTGGACCAATACTGGGCCAAAAAAAGTGACTCAATTTCATCTAAAGACGGCAAGGGCTGGTGGGAAGATCAATGGAACTTTCAATAGACACACTTAAACCAATTATCGACCTGTTAAAGACAGAGGGTGTCCGACACTTTAAATTTGGCGCTCTGGAGCTTCATTTCGATGCAGTGCCCGGTCCAACAGTCGTGCCTCCAGTTCAAACGGCAGATCAACTTAAAGCCGAAGAAGAAAACATGCTCTTCTATTCGGCAGGGAGCTAAACAATGGGTGTCGGCGAACGAATTTACGACAAGCAATTTTGGTGGGAATCCAAAAAAGATATTTACCTTAGAATGCTCGCTAAGTTTGACGCATTGCGAGAAAACGCGAAAGACCGTGACGCGGAAGCTCTGACTAACATGCGCCTTTACGGCAACGTTTATATGCGTGACCTATCGCTGCATGGCTACGCAAAAGTTCAAAGTCACCGGCAAAGCCATCGTGTTCAAATGAACCTTTGCCAATCAATGGTAGATACTGTCACGTCCAAGATTACGATGACTTACCCTAAGGTTCAGTTTCTGACTGATGGTGGCAGTTTTAGCGAGCAGCAAAAAGCTAAACGTCTGACCAAGTTCTGTTCTGGTCTGTTTTATAAGACACGTCTCTATGAAGTTGCACCGCAAATCTTTCGTGATGCCGCTGTCATGGGGATGGGCGTCATGAAAATACATGGCGATGAGAATGGTATCTATTGTGAACGAGTTTTTCCAAATGAAGTCATTATTGACGAAACTGAAGCAATCAACGGTGAACCGCGCCAGATTTTTCAAAGAAAATACATTAACGCCGAAGTCCTTAAGCGTATGTTCCCAGCTTCTGCCGATAAAATTGACGATGCCCCACGAGTGGAATCAGCAAGCCACACCCGAAACACTTCTGACATGGTTGAAGTCATCGAAGGATGGCATTTGCCTTCTGGTCCCGGTGCCGACGACGGATGTCACGCAATTGTCGTTGATGGGGCTGATTTATTTTCAGGACCATGGACTCGTGGACTACCCTTTGTTTTCTTACGTTGGACCCCAAGGTTATTGGGATTCTTTGCGGAAGGGCTTTGTTCTCAACTGACCGGCTTGCAGGTTGAATTAAATTGGATTTGTCGGGCGATCTCGGAAAGCATGAAGAAAGCCAGTCCAAAGCTTTTCCTGCAAACTGGTTCACAGATCAGCCGTGGCACAATCACAAACGAGATGTGGGGCATTGTCGAGTATACGGGACAACCGCCTATCTATCATGTACCCCAGACCGTGGCGCCGGAAGTTATGCAGCACATGGACCGAATCTTTAATCGGGCCTATGAAATTGCTGGTGTATCAACCTTGGAAAGCCAAGCTAAGAACCCTACCGGTCTAGAGTCGGGGGTCGCACTTCGCGAATACGCTTCTCAAGCATCCACGCGGTTTGCTTCTATCCAACGTCAGTACGAGCAAATGTTTCTAGATGCTGCTGACCATATGATTGAGGTTACACGAGAGTTATTCGATCATGGTGTAGACCTTGAAGCAATTCACGCTGGCGACAAAGACATCCAAAAAATTAAGTGGTCTAAGATTGATTTAAACAAAGACTGCTACGTGATGAAGAAGTTTCCATCTAACCTGCTGCCAGACACTCCAGCGGGTAAACTTCAATCTGTAGTCGAGATGTCGCAGGCCGGTCTTATCGATCCTATGCAATCGATGATGCTACTTGATTACCCTGACACTGAAGCTCTAACGCAGCTTGCTACGAGTCATTATCAGGACATTATGTACGTCATTGACCAAATGCTGGAGCACGGCAACTACATCCCGCCGGAATCATTTGAAGACCTGCAATTGGCTGTGAAAATGGTCAACAGTGCTTATCTTCGAGCGAAGGGCCAGGGCGCACCGGAAGACCGCTTGGATCTGCTACGTCGTTATCTAGAAAACGTTGTGAACCTGATTCAGCAAGCAGCAGCGGAAGAACAAGCTAAGGCGCAAGAAATGGCTATGGCCGCACAAGGTGGTGCAGCAATGCCACCGGAATTAATGGCGGGAGGCGAAATGCCACCCCAACCAGGTGGGTCACCACCGGCTACATCTGGGGTGCCGCCTGAACTTATGGGTGCAGAAGGTGGTGGTGAAATGCCGCCAGCAGCACCGCAATACTAGAGGAATATCAATATGGATGAGAATAATAACGAAGTTCCGGTTGAGCCAACCCCCCAATCGGAACCAGGGGTCTCAGAAGAAGTTTCACCTTCTGAGGCTCCGACCGCCGATCAATATGCTTCTGGCTTTGCCGAAATATCACGTCGTGAGCGCATGCAGCACCTACGCGATAAAGAACTAAAGCAACGTGAAGCAACTATGGAAGCGCAAATGCGCGAGGTTCAGGAATACAAACAGAATCTTGAACTTGCCAAACAAAACCCCCAGGAGTTCCTGAAACAAGCGGGTGTTGATATGGCTGAAGTTGTCGGGCGCGAAGTGGCGGGAGAATCCCCCCAAGATCTTATTTTGCGACGTGAGCTAGAGGCGCAAAAGCAAGA